TAATCTGTTCATATGTAAATGGATCAGTTACAAGTATGGCTGATGGACTCGATGTTGTAATTACCTTTGCAAGAACTGGTGACCTCGGCGCGACTGGTTTGCAGGGTACTACTGGTATTCAAGGTGATACAGGTATCCAAGGTTTAGACGGTGGAATTGGTACAGTTGGTGCTCAAGGTACTCAATCAGTACAAGGTATTCAAGGCTTACAGGGTCTACAAGGTGGAGTTGGTGTACAAGGTATTCAAGGTACTCAATCTGTTCAAGGTATCCAAGGTTTACAGGGCGGCGAAGGTCTGCAGGGTTATCAAGGTACACAAGGCGACCAAGGTACTCAAGGAGTACAAGGTGCGGTTGGCCATTACGGTGGTTTAACTTATGAGTGGGATTTCCTTAATAACTCAACTGCTTCAACATTCCCAGGAACTAGCAAATGGAAAATAAACAATGCTGATGTTACATTGGCTACTGTTTTAACACTTGATGATATTCCTTTAAGTAACTATACTAACGACGTTGATGAATTATTTGATTGGTTACAAACAATACCAGCAGGTTCAGGTTCAAAAGGTTTAATTGTTCTTGAGTCATTCGACGATGGTAACGGTCCAGGTGGTCACCACCAAGTTGTATATGAATTTACAAACTTTACATGGGATGGCGTAGGAAAAACATTTGGTTGGTTCGACGTTACTTATGTTGGTCAATATGGATTGCCAAACAATTCATGGCAAACAGATGTTATTGATACATTACATCCTGCCAAAACATTAATTAACTTTGTACCACGCGGTTCAGCTGGTACTCAAGGTGTACAAGGCGTTCAAGGCTTACAGGGTACTCAGGGCTTACAAGGGCTGCAAGGTACTCAAGGTCCACAGTCAATCCAAGGTACTACTGGTATCCAAGGTGCTCAAGGTCTACAAGGACAAGAAGGCGCTCGTACGTTTATCGTAACAAACAATGGAACAAGTGATTACCTAATTGATGGTGTTGCTGATCCGACAATTCACCTTATCCGTGGATTTACTTATATCTTTGATGTAAGCGCGGCAGGTCACCCGTTTGAAATTAGAGTTGCTCAAGGTGGAGCTGCTTATAATACTGGTGTAACAGGTAACGCGTCAGCAACCGGTTTAATTATATTCCGAGTACCATTTGATGCTCCTGCATCTCTTTATTATCAATGTACGGTCCACGCTGCAATGGGTGGAGTTATTGTTACTTCTGATCTTGGTCCACAAGGTACTCAAGGAGTTCAAGGCGTACAAGGTATACAGGGATTACAAGGTGACTTAGGTAATCAAGGTACACAGGGTCCACAGTCAATTCAAGGTACTGACGGTTTCCAAGGCGATCTTGGTTTCCAAGGTGTTCAAGGTTTCCCAGGACTACTTGGTCCACAAGGTACTCAAGGTACTGATGGTCTACAAGGTGGATCAGGTGTTCAAGGTCAAACTGGTTCGTTTGGTGGTGTTACTTTTGATTACACATTCAGCACAAATACTGCTACATCAGATCCAGGTGTTGGTACACTTAAGTTTAATAATGCTTCGTTCAGTTCTGCAGGTAACCTGTATATGGACGATAGAGATGATAACTTTACGGATATTCAACCATTCCTTAGAACTATTGATGATTCAACAAGCCCTATCAAAGGTCACTTTAAAGTGTCTGAAAATGGTGCACCAGAGAATTTCGCGGTATTCACTATTACTAGTGTTCAGGAAGTTGCTGGTTACTTTAACATAATCTGTTCATATGTAAATGGATCAGTCACAAGTATGGCTGATGGACTCGATGTTGTAATTACATTTGCAAGAACTGGTGACCTCGGCGCGACTGGTTTGCAGGGTACTACTGGTATTCAAGGTGATACAGGTATCCAAGGTTTAGACGGTGGAATTGGTACAGTTGGTGCTCAAGGTACTCAAGGATTACAAGGACTTCAAGGTTTAGACGGTATTGGCGCTCAAGGTGCTACCGGTTTCCAAGGAGCAACTGGTCCTCAAGGTACTGACGGCGAACAAGGTGACGAAGGTGAAGTTGGTGGCGATGGACCGCAGGGTGTACAAGGTGACTTTGGATTACAAGGTGGCGATGGCTTCCAAGGTATGCAGGGTTTCCAAGGTACTCAAGGTGTTGGAGCTCCGGGCGCTGCAGGTTTCCAAGGTAACGATGGTTTCCAAGGTGTTCAAGGTCCTCAGGCTTCTCAAGGTATCCAAGGTGTTACAGGTCCAATAGGATTTGGTACTCAAGGTGTACAGGGTATGCAAGGCTTCCAAGGTTCTGAAGGTTTCCAAGGATTTGGCGGTAACCAAGGTACAGCTGGTGAAGGTAATCAAGGTGCCCAAGGTGGTAACGGTTTCCAAGGCTTCCAAGGTGGATTAGGTTTCCAAGGACCAAATGGTTCGGGTCAACAAGGTGTACAGGGCTTCCAAGGTGCGGCTGGTATCGGTGATACTGGTCTCCAAGGTGATAACGGTCCATCAGGTCCACAGGGTATTTCTGGTGAGTCAGGCGAAGGTGGTGTTCAAGGTTATGAAGGCTTCCAAGGATCGCAAGGTTTACAAGGTGAAGCAGGTTCAGTTGGTGGATCTGGTACTCAAGGTTTCCAAGGCGCTCAAGGCTTTAACGGTTGGCAGGGTGTACAAGGTGCGACAGGATTTGGTGCACAGGGTTCACAAGGTACTCAAGGTATACAAGGTGATTTAGGTATCCAAGGTGCCATCGGTGCTGGTGTCCAAGGTTCACAAGGTACTACTGGTATCCAAGGGGATTACGGTTTCCAAGGTTTACAAGGTGTACAGGGTCCGGGTAACGAAGGTGGTGTTGGTAACTTACAAAACATCCATACTTCTCCATTACAAGATACTGCATTATTCATTCCATTCTTTGAAGCTGGTGCAGACCAACGACCATTGATGGCCACACTAGGACCTAACCCAGGTGGTGAGCAAAACTTCTTCTATACATCTGCTGATGATGAACTTAGTTTAGAAAACATGGATGTTAATGGCAACATGACTGTTGGTGGTACATTAACCGCTGGCAACCTTACTGGTATTACGTCTGATATGAATTTACCTGACGACGTCTATATGGGCTTCGGTACTGGTAATGCAATGAAACTTGGATTTGAAACAGGTACTGGCGCATTCTTAATGGATGCTGATACGACCACAGCGACATCAATTAGAATTGAAGAAAGAGCTGGCGGTACTGCGGTATTTACTTTTGATACAACAACTGGTGAATTTACTGCAACCGGTGATATTACTACAAACTCTGACGAAAGACTTAAAGAAAATGTTATCACTGTTGATAACGCGCTTTCAAAAGTTACAGACTTACGTGGTGTATATTTCAATAAGAAAACAAATCCTGCTGATAGAAAAATTGGTCTAATTGCTCAAGAAGTTGAAAGAGTTATTCCAGAAGTTGTGATTGAAGATAAAACTGAAGATAAGATTAAATCAGTCGCATATGCCTCGTTAATTGGACTGTTAGTTGAAGCCATTAAAGATTTAAAAGATGAGGTTGACGAAATTAAAGGTCAATAATTCTTGCAAATCCAACCATTATAAGTGAGGGGGTCAAGCGATTGTATCCCCTTATTTTTTATAAATAGATAAAAGTAATAAAGAGATGAGAAGATGGGATCCAAGGCAAATATCTATATAGATCAAGGTACTGATTTTCGTATCACGTTGGAAATGTTCGACGGAGACGATGATGATTTGGTGATAAGCACATTTAGTTTTTTCGCAGATTTAAGAAAAATGTATTCATCAAAACGCGCAGCAGAGTTTGTTGTAGAGAAAAACGAAAACGACATTACACTAGTTTTAGAGGCAGATGTTACTGCAAATCTAAGGCCAGGAAAATATGAATATGATGTTTTAATGAGAAAATCCAGTGGTGAGATGTCTAAAATTGTTGAAGGACTAGCGATAGTTATACCAACAATCACGGAGGTATAATCGGTGAGCATTAAAGTTAAAGTAGGTCAATCCAATAAGATTAGGATTGTCGCCGCCGCTGAGAAAAAACCACTCATTACACCAGATTCCATTACGCTGGGAATTGATACAGTTGGTCAATATGTAGCAAAGATTGATGCAGGTTCAGGTATTATTGTTACACCTGAACTTAATACAGAAAATGCAAATCTTGTTATATCACACGCAGCCACGTCAACAGAAATAAGTTCTAATAATGCCGGTTTAGTATTTGCTGGTAATATTGATATAGACCAATATGGTCACATTACTCAATTTAATAATCGTTCATTTAGCGAAGATAACTTTTCTTATTCTAATAATGTAATTACAACCGATGATATTACACTCGGTACAACAGCCTTAACTCTTGGTGAAACTTCAAATAATATCGTTGGCCTTACAACGTTTGAAGCAGGTGGTGTTGAATTATTTAATAGAACATTCACAGCGAATGGTAATATTACGATTAACCCAGGCGCTAATAATGTTGTGGATATGTCTTTCCATAGAATTTCTGGTGTACTTGATCCTATTGATGGATTTGACGGAATTAACAAAACATACCTCGAGTTTGAATTAGATAGAGTTGAAACATCTATTAAAGTTTTTGATGATCCTATTCTTCCTACAGATGCTACTAACAAAAGATATGTTGATAATTTAGTACAAGGTTTCGTGGTACGACCACAAGCTCTTGCCGCGACGACAGAAGATTTAGGTGCCACGTTTGAAACAGGAAACTCAACTGTACGTGATACTCTTACTATTCCACCAGTTAACTTTTTATATATTGATGATGTTACTACATGGACACTTGGTGAAAACCTTCTCGTTAAAGACCAAACAGACAAAACACAAAACGGTTCTTATGATGTAATCCAAGTTGGTTCTGCCAATACTGCATGGATATTCCAAAGAGCTGATTTCAATACAAGCGAAAACCTTCCAGGATCATATGAGTTTGTTACCGATGGTACAATCAATGGTGGTACAGGTTGGGTTTCTACAGTTTTAGACGCTGCTAACTTTAATCTTAATACCGATCCAGTTGAATGGGCTCAGTTCCAAGGTGAAGGTACATTTACAGCTGGCGCTGGTTTAAATCTTAATGGAACTCAATTCAGTGTTTTAGAAACATTACCATTAAATCAAATTAATCCAGTAGGTGATGATTTAATAATCTCAGGTACAAGCGCAGTTCGTTTACCACAAGGTACAACATTAGAAAGACCAACCGAAGCAACTGGCCAAATAAGGTTCAATACTCAGGATAGCCAATTTGAGGGTTATGATGGTGTTGCATGGGCAGGATTGGGTGGTACAGTTGATGTTGACCAAGACACGAAGGTTATAGCAGAGAATAGTCCAGGGTCTGACGACGACCAATTACAATTCTTTACTGGCGGTTCTAGAGTTGCTATGATGAATGCAAATAACGTTACCACATTTTATGGTGATGTTAACGTTCCTGTTATATCAACTTCTTTAAGACCAAATGCAACTGGTACTTTAACTCTTGGTGCATCAAATTATAACTTTGATAAAATCTTTACAGGTAAACTTGGTTCAGACGATGAGTTAATTAGAATTGATACTAATGGCGCATTGGTTATGCCAAAAGGTACGACTGCTGAAAGACCAGTTGGTATCGTTGGTGGATTACGTTATAATACTGAAGATGCTCGGTTTGAAGGTTACGATGGTACTGCTTGGGCTGGTCTTGCTGGTTCAGTTATGGATTTGGACAGAAATACATATATCATTGCTGAAACCGCGGCAGGCGTTGACAATAATGATTTAGATTTCTATACTGCCAATACTCAAAGAATGCAAATTGATGAGCTTGGTAATTTAAACTTTGGTCAAAATCTTAATGAAGTTATACTTAATTATAACACAGGTAATTTAGAAGTCAATACCAAAATTGTTTCAAATGCTAACTTAGTACTTGATCCTACTGGAAATATTGATGCTGCAAATAATACAATTACTAATGTTGCTGACCCAGTTAATCTTAGTGATGTAGTTACTCTTAACTATCTTGGTGGATCGTTCTCATCTAAACTACAGATTGAAGACGGTGCCAATTCACACTTAACAGATATTGACTTATTACAAAATCCAACATTAAATCTTGGTCGTGGTTTAGAACTTCAGAGTATTGATAGCGCAAACAACGAATTAAAAATTGGACTTGATGTTACTGGCGTTTCTGCTGAAATGTATGGTACTGATGGATTTACTCCTCGTATCAGAATTACTGAAGATGGTCGTATTGATTTTGCTACAGACATTCCATTAGAATTACAAGCTAACGCGATTCCAAACTTTACTGAAACATCACGTGATATTATTGGTCTAATGTTTACAGATGGTAATGCAAATGGTGCGGGTGTATTTGCAGTAAACGACGATGCTAACGATGTAATGAATTTGTTTGCAGAGAACTTCACTATTACATTAGGTGGAGACCTCAGTGGTTCGGCACAAGTTACAAGACTTACAGATACAACAATTGACGCTGATATTAATACACAGTTCGTAAGGTTTATTTACCCAGACGGAGTTACATCTGGCGTTACAGTTAACCAAGAGTTCTTTGGTACAGGAGCTAATGCAAACGTTGCGATTGGTTTAGATTATACCCACCTTGACACAGTTTATGCTGGACTTACTGGTGCTACATTTACGGGTAACGTATTTGCTCCAAGGTATTTTGACTCAGATAACAATAACTATTACGGTGATTTTGCTGGTGAAACAAGACTTAACGGTCTAAGAGTTGGTTATGGTTTAACATCATCACAAATTGGTTTTGCTGACGGTCCAGGATCTCAGTCAACGTTATTTGCTGGTCAAGGTCGAATTGGTTTCCTTGATAATACTTTTAACTTTGGTGCTTATTCCGAAAGGTCAACTGGTAATTGGTATGTAGCAAATGATGTACATGCAGATAAATTTGTTGACTCAGGTGCTACATCTTACTTCTTACATCCAGGTGGTACAGACTCTATATTCAAAGCGCTTGAAGTTGATGGCAATTTAAAATCAGGTTCAGTATTAATAACTGGTAGAACAATTTCTACTGGTGCATCAACTGGACACGACTTAACTCTTAATTCTGATACAAATGAAATAAGTGTAAGTAATAATCTAATTAAAGACCTTGCTGATCCGGTTAGTATACAAGATGCCGCAACCAAAGGTTATGTTGATAGTACGGCTCAAGGATTAAGAGTTATTCCTTCTGCTCTTGCTGCAACGACGGCTGATTTAGGTGCCACATATAATAATGGAAATGGTACTCTTACTATTCCTGCTAATATTATACTTGATATTGATGGTGTGGCAACATGGTCTCTTGGAGATAGAATACTTGTTAAGGATCAAACAAACTCACTTGAAAATGGTTCTTATGAACTTACTACAATCGGTGGTGCATCCACTGACTGGGTAATCACACGAGGCGAATACTTTAATGAAACCTCAGAAATCCCAGGTGCTTTCCAATTCGTAACTGATGGTGTTGTAAATAATAGTACTGGTTACGTTGCTACGGTAACAGATGCTGAAACTTTTGCTCTTGGTACCGATGATGTTATTTGGTATCAATTCTCTGGCGCGGGTACATACTCTGCTGGAAGTGCGTTAACATTAACTGGTACTGAATTTTCTATAACAGATGGTGACATCACTAATGCTAAATTAGAAAATCCAACATTCACAGTTGTTGATGAAAGTGGTGCAACATCTGATATATCTCTAGGTACTAATCTAACATTTACAGGTACCGATGGGGTTGATACTACAGTAACCGCGGGTAATGTCGCGATTGCAATTAATGAAATTGATGGTGGAACGTTTTAAACTATATTATTGATTATTAAGATATATATCTATTATAACAGAAGGACATACATATGTCAACAATAAAATTACGACGCAGTTCGGTTGCGGGACGCGTACCTACAATTGCACAGTTGGAACTTGGCGAAATAGCTATCAACACAGCTGATGGTAAACTATATTTCAAAAAATACGATGCAGTTGCTAACACGGAATCAATCATTGATGTATCGGCAGACTTAGATGCCAATGCAATTCTCACCCTTATCAAAACAGTTGACGGCGCAGGTTCAGGCCTTGATGCTGACCTTTTTGATGGTGAGTCAGGTGCATACTATTTAGATTATAATAATTTTACGAATGTACCACCTGCCACTTTAGACCTCACACTAGACGGTAAAGTAACGGGTAACGCATTCTCTAATACTGGTGTTATGACTCTCACAACAGAGTTGGCAAACACTGGCGTAACCGCAGGGTCATATGGTTCGGCTTCTCTTGTTCCCGTTTTCTCGGTTGATGAAGACGGACGAATTACAACGGCTACTACGGTTTCAGTTGCAGGTGTCGCAAACACTACATGGACTATCGCAAATAATACTTTTACCATTGGTACTGCTGATGGAAATTATTATGATACTCTTATTAATACATTTACAGGTCTTGGTGTTATTGGAAATATTACAGTAACAGGTTTGGTAGATGGACGAGATATTGCTACTGATGGTGCAAAGTTAGATTTATTAGAAGACGGATTGGATCTTACATTAACTGGTAAGGTTACAGGTACAGCAAGTTCAAACACTGGTGTAATGACAGTAACAACTGAGCTCTCAAATACTGGTGTAACTGCAGGATCGTATGGTTCATCTACCGCAATCCCAACATTTACTGTTGATGAGGATGGACGATTAACCGTAGCAGGTGAAGCTGCTGTGTCAGGTGTTTCTGATTTTCAATGGTATTCAGCAAACAACACGTTAGTTCTTAGTACAAGTACAACAGATTATAATACTTTATTAAATACATTTACTGATATTACGACAGGTAATATTACGACTGCTGGAACTGTTGATGGCAGGGATCTTTCTGTCGATGGTGCAAAACTTGATCTTATCGAGGCCGGGGCTACCGCGGATCAAACTGCTGCCGATATTAGAACACTTGGTTTCTTTGATACTACAAATGATGGTACAGGTTCTACACTTGATGCTGACTTATTGGATGGTTTACACGCATCAGATATTTTATCTCAAGCAGCCAATACCGCGGCAAATCAAATTGGTAATGCTTCAGTTACAGTTCAAGGTGGAACTGGGTTAGATGGTTCTGGTAGTTTTAACTTAAATGATTCAACTCCAACAACCATTACAATAAACCACGATGATACATCTTCAGTTGTTGATATTTCTTTGGCTACAGGCAGAGCAATTACTGGTTTAACGTTTGATACATATGGTCACGTCACCGGTACAGCGACTACACATTTTGACGATTTTTATTATACTGAAACAGAATTAGACGCAGGTCAACTCGATAACAGATACTACACTGAAACCGAATTAACAAATGGTGAACTTGATAGTCGTTATTATACTGAAACAGAATTAGATAATGGTC